TCGCGTTGTTCAGTTTCCATACCAAACTCTTTAAACATAAATTTGATACCATATGTATAACCGGGTTCAAATAGGGACATATCTAAATCAAAATAATTGCCTGTATCATCATAAGATAGTCTTGTATACTCTATCTCTCCGTCGCCATATGGTATGATAACCAAATTATCAACAATTCTAAATACTTTATAATATGCTTTATTAATTGTAAAGTTTTCTGGATTTGCCTTTGCTACTGTATAGATAGTGGGATCCCAATTTCTATCGCGAACATACAAATTGAAACGAGCCTGTTCTGTATTTGAATAAACTGTTTTAAGATTTGTTATGTTTACGGAATAATCGGATATTTGGAAATCCGACTCATTATCTCCGTCACCATTTTTAAGATCAAAAGCACTACCAGTATAATAGTAAATATTATCGCCGTTGTGCCATACGTCGAACAACAATTGAGCATCCGATTTGAGAGCTATTTCAGCTTCGTAAATACCTTTTCTTACTCTTGTTGCTGCTATTAGACCTAATCCACCATTGTTGTCTAGTGGAATTGGTAAGCCAGATGGACCCAAAGTGCCAGAATAAATACTACAATATAACGAAGCAGTTGGATTACCACCAATATCGGATAACAATCCTCTGTGACGATTATACATATATAATCTATTGATATTATCTTCTGGTGGAGCTAGCGAACTACTGTTAAAGAAAGAATTTCTATCGTCGCGAATCGATTCATCAAATCGAGCCTCAATCCAAGGTCTTTTAAAGAAAAACTGACTTCCTCTCGCAAAGAATTTTTTTGTATAATAAGAACGCGCTTCGGCTTCTAATATATCTGTTAGTTTGACCATCAGACCATTGGTTGGTAATGTGCCAGTTAGCCACTGTTCTACCACTGGCGTAATGTCTACTTCTAGATCTTCGTTTCCTCTCTCAAAATATTGGGTTGATTCAAGTGAGCCTATAAAATCGGCGCCGGCAGAAGACCAGTTTGAAGTGATTGAAGAAGAGAGCCAATTTGCTGTATCAAAATCGGAATAATTTTCCATATCAAGACCAAAACCTTCTTCCCAGCTGCTTGATAATGGATAAACATTTAAATTAAATTTTCTTGGTGTTGTATTGCCATGCTCGGCATTGCTCAACTTCAGCATAAACTGAACATTACCGCTGACTGGTAACAATAAATTATTTCTATCTTCAAGAATTTTAGAAACTGGGAAATCTAATAAAACTCTGCTAAGTTCTGATGAAGAGGTATTTGCTTGTCCATATAGTGAGAAAATCTCTAATATATCAGATTCGCCCATATTTGAATGTTCGGCTCTTGTTTTGAGATTTGCCATGTAAGCATTTGTTATTGTTGTATCTTTGTTCGCAACGTATCTTTTAATACTCATTAGAGCACAACTCCCTTAATATCTGTGTTTGGAAATTTAAGTTCAAAAACAACGTTATCTGGACAATTTATATATCTACCATCTGATGATAAATATTTATCCATGTCATAAAAGACGTTAGAATACAGATCTCCGGTTTTATTATAAATCTTTACTCTAACGACGTCTAATACGCCTTTTATATCTTTTAAAATTTTAATAACATCTGAATAAAACAGAGGTTCTCCTAATTCGCGAACTCTCAAAAATTCTGTCATTATAGCATTTTTACAGTCGGTCATTACATCAAATTTATTGGCTTCCAAATCTGCTATAACACTAAAATCGATACCAAAATTAATTATTTTGGCATCTAAAATATCAATAGTATCATTAATCATTCTATTTTTATTCAGCCAGATTTTAAGATTTTGTTTTACAACAATATTTGTTGGAACCAGATAGCCACTTTCATCGGCTGAGACAACGTAAAGATTTAGATTTCTTTTAAAAGAATCCTGATCTCTTACTATATTGACTCTCTTAACTCTACCAAATTCGGCTGGCATTTTATACAACAAAGCCTTGTAGTCTTCTTTTGTTACTGCTCTGCTCTGGGTAGCATAAGCAGAACCAGCTATTACTTTCAACTCTTTTGAAGTAACTAGTCTTGTATCACCAACTATTGGTTCTTCGTTTGTTGCTTCAAGAGATTTTTTAATTTGACTTTTTACATCAGCACTGATTGCCATCGGATCGGGAAATTCAAAAATAGCTCTTGTTACTTTTTTGAGACTGCCGGCGCTCGCATTGACATTTGAAGCACTATTTGTTCGAACCGTGATTGTCAATTTTGTGTTAACAGGCACAATTCCAAACTTATCTGTTTCTATGAGATTAGTTGGATCAAAAGAATCTCCAGAAATATAATTTTTTCCATAAACTTTTAATGCTACAGTAGAAGGATCGGCAACGCTTTCTTGGTTTTTATTTGTTTTATCCTGACCCTGACCGAATTGAAGGTAGTAACTACCATTTAGTTTTTCTAAAACGAATCTTCTTGGAACAGTAATTGGTCTTAAAAAGGCACTAGTGTTACTTGTGCTGTTTGAACCGGCCCTGTTGACTATCGGACGATATATTACATCCTGAGTTAGATAGTCTACCTGAAAGTATTCATTACCTTCTTCGTCTTCTACTTTTATGATTTCTGCCAAATTACCAATCGGTAATCTTAATTTTTTAAATCTTTCAAAATCGCCAGTTTCGATTACAACTTGCTCATATACCCCTGAAATTACTCTGCCATAGGCTTTTATAGCATAAGAAGTTGGCAAGCCAGTTGTAGAATTGACTCTAGCTACTACTGTCTCATTATCAACTGAATTAAAGAAAACATCTTCGTTTAATATGAATTGATTACCGTTTGAGGTTGCCAGTGTAGAATTTTTCTTAAGAATAGGGATATATGTATAATCTGGTCCCAAACCGGTTTGAGATGCTGGTATTAAAATAAAGAATGTCGCTATACCATGAGATGTTGGAGTTTCAGTATCTTTGAAACCCATCTGCCTTGCCATTTTTTCAACATTATTGAACTCAATAGCTGTATCTAAAAAGCTTTCATTGGCCTGATAGTCGAGATAAAAAGAAAGAATATCACCAACATAAGAAACAGTATCCAACATCAATGAACCGAAGCCGGCCTCATTAAAGTCTCTAAAAGACTCTGGATAATATCTCTTAGCGTGCTGAACTAGTGACTCTTTTATTGACGCGAAATCTCTAGCAGAATAATTTATTGGTACATTCTTTTTTGGCATTTTTTAACCTCGTTATAACTAGTTTATTTTCTGCTATCTTAATAAAGTTTGCGTTAACAAGTCAAAATTTAAACGAAGAATATCGCTTGTTGATGTTGGAATTACTGTATATGATATTGTAATTCCCAAAAAATTTGGATTTTGCTCGTCTGAGTAAAAATCTATACCATCAATAGAAACAAATGGCATATATTTTTTTGTTTGGTTATTTATTGAATTTTTTATTGTATTTGTTAATGAATAAGTTTTATTTTCAAACAAATATTTTTTTATTCCAACACCAAATTGTGGATTCATTATTCTTTCGCCAGGATTTGTTAAAATCAGATTTGTTAAATTCTGTCTAACTAGATCATTAGTTTTATTAATAAGAATATAATCGCTATCTTGAGTATCTATTTGAAATGGGAAGGATGGTGTAAGGCCGTTACGCATAATACAATAATTATATTAATAAAAGGTTTTTAATCATCCTTCTTTTTTATCGTCACAAATTGTATTCCCATTTTCATCTTTTGCTATCTGCTTCTCTTTCTTGGGAATCGATGCCTTAAATTCCGGTGTTTCAAATATCAATGGTTCTAGCGCCAAGAATAATGGTCCAAATGGCATAGCAACATTGTAAGTTGTTAACGATGAAGGACCAAATATTGGGAACGGTGCTAACAACAATGAAGCAACAGAATAAGGAATATTTATTTTTTCGCCGGGGAAAATTGGCGTACTGTTTCTTATATCGAAAGAATCGACTTCGTCTTCATCATTAAAACTAGAATCAACATAAGCCTTGGTTCTAAGATCGTAAGGCACTCCACTCACATTAGTTCCCTGTTTTGTTACAACTTTTCCATTTACTTTCTTGACTTTGTTGGTTTGTGGATCGACTTGTGCCATTACGGTAAACTCGGTGTATGGATTACCTTGACCGGCTGGATTTATTTTAATTTCCATCTCTCCGGTTTCTAGATAATTGTAATAACCATCATATGCTACGCCGGCTTCATCTGATGTTATTGTTTTTGTCTGATTTGAGCCTTCTATCTTCACTACTTCACCGGCTTCAACTCTCCTGAATTTTGGCTGTACAAATCCTGTTTTACCTGCCAAAACAATCTTATCGGCCAAGAATATGTTTGGATCTACAGCAGTAGCCAAACCTTTTAACATATTAATCGGAATCGTAGCGGAAGCTTTTAGAAAATCAACGGCAGGTGGCGCTTCTTGACTAGCTTTCTTCTGTTTTTCGTAAGCTCCTCTATTGTCTCTGCTCTTAAAATTACCGCTATTTTTTTGAATTTCGTAATTTTTACGAATTAATTCTTTTGTACCATCGAGCAGCTTGAACATTGGCTCACTAGCCATACCGACCATACTATTGATTAGAGAAAAAGTTTTTGACATTCCCTCTATTAAACACAAATTTACTAAAATATCGTATGTTGGATCTGCTAACATTTTTCTTTCTACTGCCTCTTGTAAATGTGGAAGGAAAGCGGCAATATAATTATTATAAAAATTTGGTGGAAGGTTAGTGTTATCAAAATTATATAATTCTTCTGGGAATTCTATTTCTTTTTCTATAACTGGTACAACTAAATTCTTTCTAACATTTTTTAATATTAAAGCATCTGGCTGCTGTCTGTGGGCAGCTGCCATATCTCTGCTAACAGAATCATCAATATTTTGACTTGTATATGTTTGAATTAAGCCTGTTTTAAATCTCTTATGATTATCTAGCGTTGTATAATCTTCGCCAGTATTCGTTGATGTTGAATCGTCAGCAAAATAGAATGTAGCCGGATTTTGCATACCAATTACCATTCCATTGTAAAAACCATTGTCGATTTTCGATAAATTACCAACACCAGCATAATCTTTTACTAAACAAATTCTGTAACCAAATTTTGGCGGACTATTGAACCAGAAACCATTAGTTTCATAGTTGGTGGCGTTTTTCTTATAAAGTGTTGTTCTGTGTGTAGAATTTGTTATTATATAAAGAATTACAAACATTATTTCTTCAAAATTCTTTAAATTAACAACTCCATTTAGTTGTAGATGTTCAGAAAAGAATTTTTTTGTATCTTTAAATATCTGTGGCTCGTCTATTGTAGAGGGACTTTTGAAGTCAAATTTTACATATCTTTCTAGAATGAATTGGTATCCAGTAGGATTATTACTATTATAGATATGGTGACTTAAGTTGCTAGTAAATTTAGCAAACGTCGATTCTGGCTTATATAAATTATATATATCGCCCGTCGTGGGAACAGTAGAATGTAGTGGTTCTGATACTTCGTCATTTTCGCTATCACTTGGTGGTGGCATATCTTCAGGTGGTGTAAAATAGTTATATTTTTCATAAAAATTTGAATATGGTTCTGCTCTTGCCAAAGATTGTAGGAAAATATTTCTATTTTTTGTAGCAATAATATCATTATTTATTGGTATACCTAAAGTCTCGTTATACATTCTAGTAATCGCATCAGCAATACCGGGACTAGTAGTTGCCACTAATGATATCATTGTTTGCATCTGTAAATCAGAATTAGCATTATTATTTAAAAAACTTGAACCAAGTCCAAATCCTTGTGTAAAAAGATCGAATTTTTGTTGTAATTGTGCAGGTGCTAGTTGTATCTGAGTGGATGAATCCGGTGTTGTATTTGGCGCATTTATAGATTGCGGATTTTTATAAGATTGAACAATTGTTTTTAAAATCTTAAGAACAGAATCAATATGATATTTTACAATACTTCTCAACTTATTAGAGCCAGTATCATCTTCCGGTATTAGATGTTTTTCGTCTTTTTTGTATAAATTATAAATTTTTTCTATTTCTTTTTGGAAATCATTTTCAAGTTTTGCGTTCTTAATGTCATTTTTTACAGTGTGCTCAAAGAATATATAAATAATTTCTGGCACAGAGAATACATCAAACCTGTAATTGTACTTATCAAACAAAAACAAACCTTTGAAAATATTGTGTATTACAGATGTTCTTATTAGAGTCTCGGCAAGACCGGTCATTATCTTTTCTGATAAATGTCCAGGTTTTGAGTCGGAATATCTTGTGTTTATTTGTGAATTTTTACTCACAAGGTTATCTGGAACCGATGAATTAAATTCTTTTATTACGCGCTTTTTAACAGCTTCCAGCTGTAGCAAGTGAGTATCTATTCCGCAAGCTTTCTCCTGTTCTGTTGGCAACGGAGTAAAATCAACAAGACTCAACAAGATATTCTTGATATCATCCAACATCTGCAATGCTTTTGAATTTTGTAGTAGCGGAGCATCATAAGGCGCATCTAACAAATTTCTATTTAAAAAGCTCTGGTATATTTCCAATATATACTCGGATAATCCTTCATCATAAGAAATCGTATCCAATCGACTTCCATTTGCTTTTTTTAGAACCGGTGCCATATTCTTAAATGCCGGATTTAATAATTTATAAAATATATTATTTCGCGATATATTTTGTAATTCATTAGATAGACCAGTTAGTCTTATCTCCTCTATTATTAATGGATTTTCATCGGATATGCTTCCTGTAAACTTTAGTTTTTCGGCATATTTTATAGTATTACCAGATGTTACTGGTATCTGTCCTGCTGTCCTAATATCAAATAAATAAGAGCCTGTTGTTTCGACGTATTTAAGATTCCATCTTGGTACAAATTCATAACTTCCAGAAGAAAGACTTCCTTCTTGTTTAATGCTCGAAAGAGTTTGATCGATCTCTAATGGAAGAATTCCAGAAGAATTAATATCAAAAATAATATTATTAATATTAAATTTATTTTTTATACCACCAAAAACACTGTATATTAATTGACCATGTTTTCTTTTGTGTATCTTCCTTGTAAAATAATAATTTCCCCGTTCTCCGTTAATTGTTCTGTAGTTGCCGTTTGAATCCTTAACTCCCTCTGTATTTGTAATATTTTTAATATTTGTATATTCTTGATTTATTGGTCTATCATTACCAGTCACATCATCAGGTTTTGTAAATCCTGTTACCTCTTTTGGCTTAACATCGGTATATTTGGTAATTTTTTCTTCTACTTCTATTGTTGCGGCAGAAGCGTTTGGATATGCCTCTATCTCTTTGTCGAATGATAGTTTGATTTGATCGAAAAGATTAGACAAAGTATTTGCTATCGCTCTATCAATTTCTTCAATCTGCTTTCCATCGGGAGTCTTGTTTGGAGCCAGTGCTGATGGGTTTGTCATCAAGTCCGCAATTGGCGGCTTCTTTGCTAGATTATTTAATAATTTATTGGCACGATTACGATCATCTTCCACAAGATCGTCCATTAATCTATTGGCTAGTTCTTGCGATAACACCTGTGTCATTAAGTTTTCTCTAAAATCACGAAGATTTGAGAAAGGAGCACAAATATTTGGATCAACCATTTTTTCTTTTACGGTTGGATCTGATGAAAGAATTTGTAATCTCGGACCAATACTATCAAGTTTGGTTAGTTTGCCAAATGAAGCAAACAACAAGGCATGACGTTCTGGATATTTCAGAATTGCGTTAAGTAATGGAAATCGTATTCTTGCTATTTCTGTAATTGTTAATTTGACTTCCAAGCTTGGATTGGCTGTTATTAAATCAATAACCTCAGATGGTGACAATAACGCAAAACATGTTTTAACATATTCTTTTAGTTGATCTGCTAGTGATGCTTGAGGAACCACTAATTGCGCAACATTTTCCGTTTGATTTATATTGACTAAAGCCTTTAAAATATGACGATTCTTATTTCTAGTCTTAAGAGGAGTATAAACATCTTGCTCAAGTTGTTGCTCCCTTGTAGCCGGAACAGTTCTGGCTATTTCTATATTATTAGAAGAACTCAACAATTGAACTAAAGAGTCATCAGATATTCTAACGGCATTCGTGGTTGTACCGTCAGTAGTTAACTGGAATTGTCCAATTTCTTTTAAAAAGTCTGCCTGTTTTTCTGTTGATGCTAGAGTATTAACATCAATTATACCGGTAAAAGAAGTTGGTGATATCTGAAAACCAGCGATACCGACTCCACCGATTGTATGAGTCGACGCTCTAACGAGGCCACCGAATGTATTCAATTCGGTGCCAACATTGCCGGCTAAAATATTATCAGCGTTTTTGCCAAATCCAAGAGTTCCAGAAACGCCAAAACTGCCCAAAAGATTGTTACCTAATTTTGATTCAAATACAAGAATTTTAGATAGTTGGTCGCCGCTCTGTGTCAAGAAATTTTGAATACCATTAGCAGCAGTTCCTTGAAAATTAGAAAAATCAAAATCTCCGCCGAACATTGCTGCTACATCTCCATACAAGCCTGTTGGAGCGTCTACATTTGAATTTATGATTCCTGCTATAAGACCATCCAAAGCATCGCAGCCAACCAATTCATTCAAGACTTGTTCAATCATCGATAAAAGCATTTTCAGAAGTGCTTCTATGATTGCTAGATTAAGATCTATTTTAAAATTAAATTGCCAATCAAACAAATTAAAAGAGGGCAATTTGATATTAAAAAGATTCTTTATTAGTTCAACGATGGCCTCAATATCGATTTTACACAATGCTTCTAGATCGATAACTTTATTGATATTATCTAGAACAATCTGTGTTTGGGCGGCAGGCTCTAATGGCTGTTCACCAGCGTCGGCACGTCTTTTGTTTTCTTTTTCCAAAGCCTCGTTTATGTTGAGGGTTATTGCGTGAATAATATTTTTCTGATGGGGAAAGGCTGTTTGTAATCTTTGTTCAAAATTATCTACAGTCAAATCTCTTAAAATTTGATCACACGGAATCTGAGGCATTACACATTTAATGGCCTCGTCAACAATACAGGCAAGATTATATTTTTCTAAGAAATCGGTAAATAATTTACCCAATTTATCAATATCTTTTATGCTTTCAAAGAGACTTATTTCGCTGATCAAATCAGGACAAAGTTTTGTTAATTCAATAAACTCTTGTTTATCTTCTTCATATTTCTTTTTGGTATCCAATTCTATAGAATTTATACCACCAGCAAAAGCTATCTGTATTTCTGCCATATTTAGGCTAGCCCTAACAACAGATAGTCTGTCTCTTACTTCTGGCGTGCAGGCTTTTGGAATTGGAGGCTTTGGAGCAGCCACTACTTCCTGAATTGGCTGAATATAGGCATTCAAGAAATCTTTTAATAGTACTTTACTAGTAACTCCTCCAACATCAAAACCTAAAAATGAAAAACCATCTTCCAACTTAGAAAGAGTAGTTTGTCTTCCTTGACACAATAGCAAGCTGCTTGGAATTGGAGCATTTATTTGTTTTAATATTTCCTTACTATTAAAAACCAAGGCAAGAGTTGATGGGGAAACAGTTAAAGCTGGAAATTGTAGTGTCGATAACACCGCCATTGTTCTGGGGGTAGTTTTGTTTTCGAGAAACAGATAATCAATTTTATTATATATAAGAGTCTGTCTTTTGGAACCATCGGAATATTCTCTTTCCTCAAACATTTGAGGACCATTTAACTGAATTCCCGTCGAAGAAGCAGAATTGTCAACTGGTGTTGGAATTATTCTTAAAGTTAAGAATTGGTAATCAAATACGGAAGTTTTATTTGGATCTGATGTGATTATTGGCTTAGCGATATTTGAGCTTTTTATAGCAATATCTAATTGAACCAAAAACGTCATTAATGGGCCAATCTCTGAACTAAGATCATAGTTCTTAATTTCATTGCCATTTAATTGAAGTTGCTTTTTATAAAAAGCAAATAATTTGCTCAATTGAGCAATATATTCTTGTATTTTTGAAATTTCAATTGTTACTTCTGTTTGTAATGGAAAAACCAGCTCAACTGAGCTCGGATTTAACATTGACTTTGTTACTTCTTCTGCCATTATAGATCCTAATTTAAACTGTGATATTTACTGTTTATATAATATGCGCCGGCTGGTTTTAAGTGATTGTTCTTATAAGAAATTAGTTCCATACGGAATAATTTTATATCAGCAATTGTATATTGTAATAATTGTGCGGCTGCTGACGTGCTAGCATAGATAGCTTGTTCAGAAGGAAGCACGGGTATCCCAAAATATTCATTAAGTAAGTTTCTGTGGCTATGGTATGCCATTTCATTCATATAATCTATTATAATCATGGCAGCAGTACTAACAACACCACTCAATTTATCAACCTTTTCTGTTAGCTGGTCTATCGCAAAAGCAGTATTTATTCCTAATGGAATTGGCTGCATACCACCTGATTCTATTTCGGATATCTGTGACTCGGCATCGTCTTCTATTATCATTAGACGGTCGCCATCTTCTATCTTGCCGGCTAGTAATTCAACACCAACTCTTGTGTTGATATTACCACCTTGTGAATTTTTTTGATCTGTACCAACAACTAGTTTAAGATTTTCACGGCCAATCAATCTTAGTCCGTCAGCTTTTAGAGCAATAGCCGAACGTGCTACGGATAAACCTCCCTTGCCAGCCGGTAAACCAAAAGCCTTATCAATATCTGACTTTTGACTTACATAAATTCTTGCTGCGTCGGTTGTGAAATCTGGATATGCTATTTGTTGTTTTATATCAAATTTATCATCGGAACTTTTTCTTCCGACCACAATATCAACTGCTGCGCAGGATGTGTTTCCATTAATACCATATCCGTCAAACACTCCAATTCTATCTCTTCCTAAAACGATAGAAGAATCATGTTTACCATGATAAATTGTTTCATATCGAGTTTGCGCAAATCGGGGAGATAATTCGGCAATGTCGTCACCACTGACTCCTGATGATCCGACAACATTCGAAGGATTATCAAAACCCTGTGCGAGATCGGTAGTAAGTTTCTGTAAATCTAATTTTGGCTTTGAATTACCAATTGGTGTATTTGACATATTTACTCTATTAATCCTGCTTTTCTAGCTATTTCTTCAACAAAGTCATAGTGCCATAATTCTTGAAAATTCCAACCACTCCATACAAATCCGAATCTTTCTGAGTTTTTAGCTAGCCATTGAGCAATGGGACCAAAATCTCCATTTTTTGTTTTTTCTAGAGCCAAATCTCTTTTATCTGGCTTCTTAAGACTATTATATTCTTTTGTTTCAGAGAGAGTTTTGAATTGTCCATTATACGGCTTAAGAGTTGCTAAGTCTACTGCACGGCCGGTGACATGAGCACTGACGAATTTGCTCTTGATCTTACTTGGATCTCCGACCGGCGGCCAAGGACGACCCGTGGCAATATATCTATCATACATACATTGCTGTAATGTGACACTTCTATACGCACTAGTTAAACCCATCTTTTGACCTGTTTCTTTTTCATATGCTTGGCGCATTGTTTGTAGAGCATTTATGTATCTTTTTGGAAAAATAAGAAAAGCGGTATTTGGTATAACTGCCATCTCAACCATTTCATACGGTGCTGGTACAACCGGATAATTACCAGGAGTTTTTTCGAGGGCTGCCAACTTACCACACTGAAATTGATCACCGGGCTTAGCAGCTGTAGTGTTAGCAGGTGGAGTCTGAGTAGCAGCAGGAACTGGTGATGCCACATTTGGCGGCGAAGTTGTGTTTTGTAAATTCGCTTGCTCTTTTTTTTGTTGAGTGAAGCTTTTATCTTCTTTCTTGCCTGCGTCTTTTGAACCTTTATATTTCAAACCATAATATTTGGGACCACTTCTTGTTAAACGGTTTTCATAATCTACTAGAATATAATCGCCTTTATTTACGTGCTCTTTTACATCTGTGCTGACAGCTATAAAAGTATCAAAAAAGAAGAGCATCGCCTCTTCTGAAATTGGCGTTCCATCTTCATATTTAAGATCTTTGTCTGCTGGATGTGGTACTCTATCTTGTTCTATTATCTGGGCCTTTACAGCGATCAGTTTATCGGCATTTTCGTAATTCGAGCCCGCAAACTCTATTGGAAATTCTCCCTTTTTTATATCAAAGCTATTTTCTAAAGCTATTCCTAATAGTGGACCTGGAACTTCTTTAGAGACGTCAGGATTAGTATGTTCTTCTCTTCTTTTTCTTTCTAATTCAGAATCTGTTACAGTCGGTCTTTTTGTTCTGATCCAAGCATTGTTTTGACCAAAAGGAATATCTTGGGGAGGTAAATCTGTTTTATTTTGTGACATAAAATCCTCTATCGACTTACAGTAATTAATTCAATAAAGGATTTTTTACTCAATCTTTTGGCTTTTCTATTTCGTCGTAAATAGAATCTTTTTCTTTGTCATCTAAATCACCGTATTCACTCTTGAGTGATTTCTTGAGAATATCGGTTATTTTGACAAGCTGCTCATTTGATCTTTGAAGTGTTTCTAGATATTTGGCCGCTGTTAGGCCAACCTCTCTATGACGCTCTTGGCTACCACCAATATAGGAAGCTATATCTTTCAGTAAACTGTCAGCCTTTTTTCTGTCTTCACGAATATTGTCGATAGCTTCTTCTAGATATTTTTGAATCTTCTTGTCGCTCATACAATATCATTCTCCCAACCGAGCTTGAAATCCTTGTATCTATCCCTAAGACGGTTTAAACTGGATGCGATCTGTTTTGTATTTAAATTTGTAATCTCGCGTATATAAAGATAAATAGCTTTTTTATTGAATATCTCAATACGATCAGGGTTTTCTAGTAAAATCTTGACAGCTTGTAGAACTCTGTCATCATTTTGTTTTAGATCTTCATCTTCCCAATCGTTTATTTCAACCCAAAGAGCATCCCAAAACTCTTCGCTATTTCTATCTGCGTCATATGAGTTGTGTATTAGAAGATGATCGTCGGAGCTTTCTTTTTTGATATCTTCGAAATAAACTTCACGTTTTGTTTGGTTAGAATTACGCTTAACCTTGTGAATAAACCAATTTTTAGTGATAACTGAGAAGTAGCTAAATGCCTTTGAGCCCTTGCTTGGGTCGAATTTATCTAGAATAGTTGTTAGCCAAATCTTACAATCGTTCTTTAAATCGTCTATATTTGGCAAAGTTGTAAACTTGTATGTAAATACGATTTTATCAACCATTTCATTAAATACTGGTCCAATTAATTTGACATACAGGTCTTGTCTTACTTTTGGGTCACGAGTCTGTGCGTATTGAACAATAGCATCTTCGTGAACCTTGGAAAAGTATATTTTTCCCTGTGTTGTCCTGACCTGTGTTTGTCTTCTAATTACGTGGAGTGGGGACGAATTGGAATCGTTTGGGTTCCCGCTGTTCTTCTTCGGACGTGGCATCAGTTTCTTCTCCGCTTAAAAGCATATAATCCTGTTTCAAATCTGAATATGCTTCGGTAATAAATTTTGTGTGTTTGATCAAAGCTTCAAGCGTTGTATCACCATAAAACATTTCTAGTTCATAGACTTGTTTTAAGTGCTCTGTAAATTCTTCCATTTGCATATCATATATTTCAAATGTGTCTTCAACTTCGGCAAAACGTTTTACTAGCTTGTAACAGTACCAAGTTGTTATTACAGTCAAAGCAACAGATACAACTAGCAAAATCGATAATAAAATAATCATCCTTTATAGTCCTGCCTTTTTATGCTTCTAGCTTCTTCCTTAAGAGCTTCTTTTGTTTCTTCAATATGTTTTTTAACTAGCTGACCAGAATTGTCTTTTTCTGATACAGAAATTGAAGAATGGAGAACACGCTTAAGTGTTGCCATTTTCTCACATTTCTGGCAATCTGTTAAGCGTGTGCTCATATCGTGAAATGTATCAAAGGTGTTTCCACACTCTCCACATTTATACGTATATATTGGCATCAGTCTACTTCGTGTTCACTTTGTTGTGACATTTCGAATGATGGTGGGTTTTTAACGAATAACTCGTCGTTAAAGCTTTCCCAATTCATATCTTCCAATACTGGAACTATGTCTGTCTGTTCTAATAGGCTCTTTTGTAGAGCCATCATAAGTGAACCAAGTGCTTGTTTTGATAGTTTCATTTCTTATCTCCAAATAATTTTAAATCGTGTTCAAACATCATTTTAGCTAATTGTTTAAAATTAACTTTTCTCGTCCATTTCAAATCGGTTTCGGCTCTTTTTGGATCAGCAAGCAGAAAAGCAACATCATGAGGGCGATAAAGTGCTTCTGTTGAAATCATTTGTTTGTCTATATTCAATCCTGCATGAGCAAAGACTTCTTCCACAAAGTCTTTTACAGTATGTGTTTCACCTGTACCAATTACATAATCTCTTGGCTCTTCATTCTGCAACATTAACCACATTGCTTCTACATAGTCGCCGGCGAATCCCCAATCACGTTTTGTATCAATACGTCCTAATTCTAATCTATCCTGTTTGCCTGCTATAATATTAGCGGCTGCTTTGGTAATCTTACGAGTTACGAAATGTTCACCGCGACGTGGTGATTCATGATTAAAAAGAATGCCAGAACAAGCAAACATATCATATGATTTACGATATGTTGCTGTTAAATTGTGTGCAAACACTTTAGCACAAGCATATGGAGAAATAGGAGAAAATAGGGTATTTTCATTTTGTGGTCCTGGCGTATCTCCATACATCTCCGATGTTGAAGCTTGATAAAAGCGTATATTCTTATCAAGACAACGAATTGCTTCAAGTATATTTAATGGTCCAATAGCATCAATATGAGCTGTACTCATTGGCGAACGATATGATTCTCCAACATGAGATTGAGCAGCTAGATTATAGATTTCATCTGGTCTTTGTTTATCAATAATTCTCCACATCGCAGAAGCATCTGTAATATCACCAGTTTCAATTAAAAAGTTGGGATTTGATAAATTATGTTGTATGTTAATCAATTTACCACTATCATTAGAAGCCGTATATCTTAAAAGACCAACAACTCTATAATCTTTTGATAGGAGAAAATCTGCGAGATATGAACCATCCTGTCCATTAACACCGGTTATTAATGCTACTTTTTGTTTTTTCATGTGAACCTCGATCAATCTTTATCACACTTACAGATAACTTTTAATACTGCTTTTCTGTTTAATGGAGTATTTCTAAAATCTTCAACTCTTTCAATATCATAAAAATCGTGCTTTTCTAGTAAAGCTTTCAATAAATCAAAGTTATAGGCGCATATATGGCCCATTCCTTTCATATTATATTCTGTCTCTTCCATAAAACCACCAAATAAATAAGAAACAGCGTTCAAATCTGAATTTTCATGTTTTGTTAGCCAACCCGGATCTGTAGCTTCTTTCCAATCTTTCTTGTATATTCTTTCACAAATCCAATCTAGATCCGGAGTTGTTAATTCTAGCTTTGCACCATCTTTTAAAATTCTCTTAAATTCTTTTAATACCACGTCTATCTCAAAGATGTTTATATGTTCTATGGTGTCATAAAAATAAATCTTATCTGCACAATTATCATCAAATGGATAAGGAAATACCGTTAGATCATGCTGAACATAATCTTCTCTCCATTTATGGAAATCAACAAAAACATCTGCCTCAGTTCTTGGATGAGGACCGGCACCAAAGTCAATCTTCATTTTTAATCCAATACCATACGTTTGTATTACAAAATTTTAATTCTGCTGTAATATCTTCTTTATCACGAAAATCATTAACCGCATCAAGAACCTGCTGCAAGTTAGCGTCATGACCAGATACGACACCACCAAGTCGTATTTTGTTATAATAATTTTTTAAATCTTGCAAAACAGCAGAATATGTGTGTTCACCATCTATAAAAATATAATCATATTTACAATCTTCCAGGGTTTTATGAACATTATCTGATGTGTTTCTAACAAATTCAATTCTATCATCAAAAGTAGAAAAATTTAATTTTGCTATTTCATAAAATTTTTCTATAATTTCTTTAGTTATTGTCAAATTCCAATCTTCATATGGCAAATAGGGATCTATGGCTACTATTTTTTTTAGATTCTCGCACCTTTCTAAACAATAGCAGATATTTTCACCTCGACAAACACCAATCTCTATACCACGAACTTCTTGACCAAGTTTAAGAATCAGATCTGGTAGATCCTTGCCTGAAATCCACGGCATTACCCATAGTTTATTTTCTTTTAATTGTTCAATTGTCATGAAATCGGTTTCTGTAAGCATTTATTCTCCTAATTTTAAAATTTTTTCTACAACACTACGATTTGAGTGTTTTTCAATAACATGCGATTTCGCTTGTTCTAAAACATATTGATCTTTCTTGTAATTCATCATTATTTTCATCAACTCAGAATCAGAATTATATGTATTGCCAAAAGCAGACATTAATCTTGCGCCGGCGATATTTCTTGCAGCCCATGGCGCTTTATTATACATCGCCTCTAATAAAACTAGACCAAAACCCTCGTTGTAACTGTTCATAATATAAAGATCGGTTTCTTTCATAGCATCTAAAACATCCTGCTTCTCTTCTAGAAGTAGACACTTTATGTGACTCGTTTCTTTTGGAGCCATATTCCAATTTTGATATCCAGTTAATACCAGTGTTGTATCTTTTATTGGAAGTCTATTGAAAAGTTCTTTTAATTTTTCCATTCCCTTGTGTTGCCAAAAACCACCACTTGATAAAAACATTTTTTCTGTTTGTATATTATATTTTTTCTTAAAACCAAGTATCCCTGCCGATTTTTGGATATCGATAGATACATTTATTTCAATACTCTTGTTTTTTACGCCATATTTCTCAACGTGAGCCCAATCTTCTAACGTTGAACATCCAATATAGCTAGCATCTTTAAGAGCTTGCAAACAAACAGCACTCTCAGAAGGTAAAATCAATAAATATAAAACCGGTGATTTTAGAAATCTTATTCTCTCTAAAACATAATTCTGAATATAAACATCACCGCCATGAATAATAATTAAATCAAAATCTTGTTCTATAATTGAAGGATCGCTTGTTAATTTTACTCCATTTAAATCGCCTTTGTGTGTACCAGCAAAAACCGTAACATCACATCCTTGCCTAACAGATTCTTCTGCCAGATCTCTTACATGATTTTCGCTACCACCGGGAAATGGAGCATAACGATGTACGACATATAATAATTTTTTCATGAATTTTTATATAAATTGTTATAATAATAATTTAAGTCTGGAACTCGGTTATATTGATGAACTAAATAAAATGCTTCTTTATTGTGATTAAGAACTAGATTATTTTGAATAATCGGTTGTGGTTCTAAAATAAATTTTGAAAAATTAAATGGTTCAATATTCATTTTAGTTGGATCTAGAGTAGTTCCACACTGACAACACCACCCATCTTCAAAAGTAGCATAGAAAGTTTCATTTTTATAGGCTGTTTGAATTAAGAAATTAAACGCTGCTTGATCTGGTGCGAAATATTGATGTTGATTGCACATAGAATAGATATTCATTGAAATATCTTTAATTCTATCTGAGAATCCTGCGAATGAACCTGCATTAAATGTTGGTTTGTTTTTCATAAAATCAAAAAAATATCCAAAAGATTGTTTAAAATCGTTTTCAGCCCATTTTTCATCTTTATATTTAATACATTCAGACCCGGCGATGATTTTTTTTTCTCCTAAATTAGCTTCTATCCATTCGGTTGGATTTTTTTGAAATATTATGTCTCCCAAATCAAATAAGAATACAAAATCATATTTAATTTTTTCTAAAATTTTTGCATATGATTTGAATCTCTCAACAACTATTCTCTTAAAAAGATCGTTCTGTTCATACAAAAATCTAATATTATATTCTTTTAATTTTTTAATAGTCAATTCATCGAAAGGAGTATATGTTATTATTAAAACATCATCTACTTTATTAACCTGTCTAAAAGACGTTATCCAGTTTCTTATTTTGGACCAATCATAGCCGTAGCAAGAAGTTAAATATAAATATTTCATATCACACTTTTAAATAAGAGAAATCTTTAATACTAAAGTCGCTTTCAGCATCGCTTCTTACACAAATTAAATGACCATTTGGTAATGAAACTTCTTTGTATCTTGAATCTAAATGCCAAACAGTATTTTCGGAATCAAAAGATAAATTAACACCTTTTGATATTAATCTTCTAGAATATTCCAGATCTTCATTGATCCCGCCGTTCTTTTCTGCATAATATGGTATACTAGAATCCCATTTTTCATTATTAAAAACTTCTCTGCGTAAAATCCAGAAACAACCGGTCTGATATAGATTCATATCATCTTCTGGATGTTCATAATCGACCATAGTATGAGGCTTTATGGTGGCTCTATCCCAATACCTTCCACCATCTGGCAGAAGTATTTTATTGCCTAATACATCCCAATATTTGGTGGTAGAAAATTCTGTTAATCGATTTAACCAATCATCTTCAAAGATAATGTCGTCATCACAGAAAACAAGAACGTCAGATTCACACTTTTCGGCTGCCTTATTTCTAAGAGCTGCCAACATGCCTGTTTCTGCCAATTTTGTAGCATCGACCAACTTAACTCTATCGTCTTTAAATTTTTCAAATTGATCTACAATACCACAAACAACTATTTCAGATTTAATATTGCTTTTATTTGCATTGTTTAATATACTACGAATCTGCATTTCTGTAATTTCTGTCTTTTTTCCATTCGTAGAAATGCAGAAACTAATACTATCAAAGCTCTTTGGGTTCTTCTTGACAGAATTATTTAAGATACTCTGAAAACTTCTTCCCAATACACTTTCAGCAAACTGCTTTAATACAGTTTCTTCTGTAAATGTCTTAAGAACATGTTCTTGTAGCTTCTTGGCAGTTGATACTTGTGGCGGAAGATTCTTCACCATCTCTCTCATGGCAATACGAACAGAGTGTGGCTTGACAAAGGCCCATTTTGAATCTTCCTGAATTACGCCATTCCATACTGCTTCTTTTTGAACCTGCTTTAGTTCAAAATCAATTTTAACACAGTGTGAACGCATACGAATTTTTCCACTGTCTTTGTCCTTTTTTGGGGCCTTCAAGAAGTCCATCTGGCCGCTCCAGAATGGAGCAGCAATTGGCAATCCAGCAGAAGCGGCTTCAAATAGTGGAATACCAAAGCCTTCGCCATGTGTTGTGCTTACAAAGGCTTTAATCCTAGGATGAACATAAAGAGCTGCCATTTCTTCATCGGTCATATTGCCGTGAAGCAAATGAATCTTACACTTTCTGTCTTTTGATAAACCATTTAACAGATTTGTTAATCTCATTTCTGTTAGGGTTCTATCCATAACACAGTTCTTTACTGTGTTTGTTTTTATAACAAGACCCACTTCTTCATTCTTGAATTCCTCAACGAATGCAGTAACAGTTGCTTCCAGATTCTTGCGTGGTCCCCATTGTGCAACAGTAAGGAAATTAAAGTCACAAGGCAAATCTAAATCCAATACAGCTGGAACTAAACTCTTGACAGGGAATCCAACAACATCAATTGGTTTCGTGTTTTTAAAATCAAATTGCTGCTTTGTAGCTTGATTAATGGCCTGATAAACAGTATCATTAAACACTTGCTTTGAGTGTTCTGAAATAACAATAATTTTATCCATCAACATTGATTTCTCAATCCATTGTGGAGATACTTTTGTTGTTTCAATACCTGCTGTATAGCCAATATTTACTGGTGCCATCTTTTCAAATTCGTTTGGAATACTGATTTGAATAGAAATGTCAAACTGCTCTTTTGCTTGAATTCTTTGTTGTGAATCAACAATCAATTTGTTGATTGATTGGACTTCCTCCGAATTATCCAAAAGATTTCCTGTTCTGCCCCAATTTGTACAGAGCAAGACAACATCAAAATGTTCTGGATACTTTCTTAATGATTGGAGGGCTAAACGAGCCATTTCTCCATAACCACTACGACTTAAAGCTGGTCCTCTTACGATAATTTTCTTTTTCATCTTATCTCCAATCAAAGTGTTTTCAAAGCCCAACGATTATATTTTCTATTTTCCCAAACACCGGGCTGAATGGCTTCTTGAATTAATTCGTCCCATTTTGGTAATAGTATATCTGGATTGTAATTGTCTAAAAGGTGTTGGCGACCTTTTCTACCAAGTTCAGCACGTTCTTCTTTGGAAAGATTATACATCTTTACGAGGGCATCCACGAAATCTTCCTTTGAGACACGATCTTCATAGATATAAGGCACTTGCTGAGAGCCTATAACGGCCCGTGAGGCTGGTTTGATGCCAACCCCGAAATACTCCTGCCCGTTGAATACCTGCTCTTGTAAGCCGCCTGTCATATTAGCAATTACAGGTGTTTCGCAGGCAAGTGATTCAAGACAACTTAGACCGAAACCTTCTGCGTCTGAGATACAAACAGTAACATCAGCAGCATTATACATCGCAACCATTTCTTGGATTGGTGAACGATTCTTTGAGAATTTAACTTCACCATTTGTCAATCCAAGCTCTACGATAATTGCTTCCAGATCTTGTCCGTGACCATCTTTTGGATCAGTATGCATCAGTAGGCAAGCTTTATCTTTGCCAACAATATCTAGGAAGTCTTTGAACCACCAAACAACTGAACCGGACATTTTACGTCTAGCGTTTCTTGAATTCCAGAATACAAGGAACTTATCGCCAAAGTGCTGTTTACGAATACGATCAATATCTGGCTGTGGTAATTTGCTAAATGCTTTCATGTCCACACTGTGTGGAAGATAAATTGATTTAACAGTAGGAGCTACTGTTTTAACAATGTCGTCAGTTAGTTTAGAAATTGTAGCAATTACATCGTTTGAATCATAGAATGGCTTATTAAATTTTGGATATGGATAGTTGTCCCATACGTGATAATAGATTAGTGGAATCTTGTTACGTATTTCGTCTTCCATATCCCAAAGCCAATCATAGAAGCGTGGATCTGTCATAAACCAAAGTGCATCTGGTTTATGATCTCGCAATACAGCACGAATTATATCGGGCGTTCCGTATCCATCGACTGGAATAACGAGCAAATCGTCACCGTATACATCAAACTTCTGTGGGCGATAATCGTGATGTTTTACAGCACCACCCAAACAAACAAATTGATATTTACCTGTCTTATGGAGATGATCAATCATATATTTCGTCTGAGTGCCGACACCAGAAGGACTTACATTATACCACATAGTAGTATTTTGGACTATATCATCATCGTTTAAACGAGTCGGGCGCTGTCGGATCATCACCATAATATCAAAAAGATACGTTAGGCTAACCGTAGTCTCTGAACCTTCATCACCGTTTCCGGACAGATGCTTGGCTGCTGATTGTCTTATAATTTATCTTTTTCAAACTTTCGCACTTGTCGTTTCCAACTATGCTGTAGTAGATAAATTGTCAAGAGTTTCCAGCAATTCACCCGATTTTACATCCGCTAAATAACCTTCAGGTCAACGGATGATCACTTATTACTAATAGCTTGGTTTTCTTACTCATTAATTAACTCCGTGAGAATATTCTCTTTATTTATTTTATAATCATATTCCCATATAATTTTCACTTTATAGCCCATTTCTACAAGATCTTTAAGTCTTTTTTCATCATCTTCCCATATTTGTTTAGAAAATTTTTGTTTCTTTTTTACAAGAAAATCTTCTTTATAAAATCTTGGATCTGCGTGCCAATATGTTCCATTGAATTCAATTATTTGATTAAGTTCTTTGATGTATATATCGGCTTTATATAACTTATCTTCTTTGGTATAAATTGGAAAATCATAAAATATTGTGTATTTTGTATTGTTTTTTAAATATTCTATTAGTTCTTTTTGAGGCTTTGAAAGAGATGCGTGTTTAGCAAGGGCAAAAGCATTTTTAACACCATATTTTTCTAATAAAGTTTTTTTAACTTTTTCTCTAACGCCTTCTTTTTCTTTTTTGCCATAAGAAGGATTGTTATATGTCATATATTCTGACATATATGATTTGCGACATTCCCTTGAACCACAAAGTTTTTTTCTTTCTAAATCTGCCGATTCACAATAAAACTGTGTTCCACATTTTATACAATTTTTATTGATACCAATTTTTTCTTGGATTCTTAATTTCCATCTATCATATGTTCCATCTTCAATATGTTTCTTCGAAGCACAAGAGCGTGAGCAAAACCCATTTCTCTTTCTATAACGAACTACTAACTTATCACAATAGACACAATTAAATGTTTCTAAATGATCTTGGTTTGTTATTTTTCTTCTAGAATTATTGTGTATTTTTCTACACTTATCAGAACAAGTAATTTTTCTTCCCTGTCCTCTTGATATTTCGAATTCGCTACTACAAATTATACATTTCATTGCTTGTTTGATCTCCAACACCTATAAATAGTAGGGTGGGATCATAAACACATTATGGACAATATATTGTTTTATGAAATTCGCACTTTGAACAAGAGAGTTTGTTCTTAATGAATTTCCCTTTTTCAACATTTTTAACACAAGTGTCAAGAATTTTAAGTGCGTTATCCACTTTTTTTGGTCCACTTGTAACACGGAAGATCTCTACTTTATCTTTTTTGGCTGTACGCTTTAATAGACCAAAATATGTTTCAACATTCTTTGGATCAATTTTATATTTTTGACAAAAGAAGTGTTTATAATAGGTCAATTGATAGGTTGTTTCTTTTTCTGTCTTTTTTTCAATGTCCCATCCCCATGAACAGGTTTTCCAATCAACGATGTGATATTTTCCATCGGGGGTCTTAAAGATAGAATCAATAAAACCGTAAAAATCAAAATTTGGATTTCCATCAATATTTTGTCTAATCTCTTCTTCAGCTGAAACAATTTCATATTCTCCAATTACATTCTTAATCTCTGGAATGACCAATTCAACAAGTTCTTCGCCTTGTTTCTTCATCTCTTCTACGAGATTTTGATCAACTTTAACATTTGATTCTTTTAGCTTGACGATTTCTTCATCAAACCTTTTAAGGAAATGTTTCTTCTTATCTAATTCTTCGCTGTCATCTTTCAGTGAACCAAATTCGGACCTTTTCTTTTCAAGAAGAAGGGAATGCTCAACTGTATCATGGACAGCGGTGCCGAACGTGCTAAATTCATTACCTTGGAAGAGTCGAACCTTATCGACGCGGGTAATTTTATACTTATTTGGACAAAAAACCCAATCTTTCCAAGCAGAATAGGAAATATAATTTAAACTCATTTAAACCTCTTGTGAACGAGGGTTGATCCTTGCGGAAACCTTCGCAACCATCTTAACACAGGGTGTCGCGAACTTAAACAGGTTTTTCCGAGAAAAGGGAGATCTTTCTGTAAAGAGCGGGGCTTATTTTTTTTACTTCTTCACTGTCTTGTAGGAAGAACTTTTCAAAACCGTTAGCGAAGTATTCTCGTAACGACGTGGCGGCATATGGTGAAATAAATAGGCCGCTAATGAGACTGTCAAGTTTAGCATACCCGATAGTCTTGTAAAGAAAAAGGTCGAAATTTTCGTCATATTCAGCATTTAAATAAGATTCTTTTGGCATTTCTTTATAACCGTATGCATTTAATATTTCATACATACGGTTACGCTTGTTTAGAAACTCTTGCTTGATATCACTGTCTTCATAGATATCTGCGTAATAAGTTTCTTCACAACCGTGAGCTAATTCATGAACAAGATTCTTTAAGAATTCACTTTCACTTTCTTGGACGTTAGTGATGTATATTGTTCTATCATCAAACAGGGCATCTACTTGACGCTTTTTTAGAAAGAAAAATTCACCAATACATATGGCATCAACTGTCTGCATGATGACATAAGGCATTCCTTTTAGAATTTCTAGAACTCTTTTAATATCAATATCGCCTGTTAATTGGTTTTTAACCAAAAGAATCGTATCTCCAACTCGATATTCTTGAATTGGATTACGGTTCTTCTGGATGTATCTTCTTGTTCTGTCGAACACGGAACTAACCTTGTGGTTTAGCTTCTTGTGAAGAGTTAAACTTATCTACGTCGTCCAAAGCTTGTTGATATCCACGTAGAAAATTCTCTTCTGCCAATAAATAAACAAATTCAGGAAACTCTTCGGCAATAACAGAAACAATCATATGAACTGTTACTTCATCGTTTTCTGGTTTTAGTTTTTCGCCAACATAAGATACCAACATATCTTTAAGTGGGCCTTCTTTAAAAACTACCTTATTTACTAGCGGATTTTCTTCTTGATTCACTTCTGACATTTTAACTCCTCAAAGTACTTTACTTATTGTGTCTAGCAATTCCATGACAGGAACAATTTGGTATTCCTAGATTATCAAAATTCACAATATCTTTGATGCCAACGTAGCAACCGAGCTGCGTTCGCCCTTTTGTAGACTTACGTGTCCAGCCAATGTAGCGTGTTTGAATTTTTCTACAGCATATGCAAGACCATTACTTGTATCGTTTACATAGATGTTATCAATCTGTTCAATATCGCCAGTTAATACAATCTTTGTACCTTCACCGACACGAGTTACAATTGTCTTTAATTCGTGTGCTGTCAAATTTTGTGCTTCGTCGATTACCATAAAGGCTTTTGCGATTGAGCGACCACGAATATAAGTTAATGCTTCGATTTCAATCATACCCTTTGTCATGTAATCTTGAAGTGTTGCTTTATCGTTTCCAAGTAGGAATTGAAGGTTATCCTGAATTGGAATTAACCAAGGCATCATCTTCTCTTCTAATGTGCCCGGTAGGAAGCCTATATCGCGTCCTAATGGCTGAACGGGGCGGGAGACGATCAAACGGGTGTATGTGCCCTTTTCGAGCAGCTGGGCCATTCCTGCTGCGATTGCGGAGAGGGTCTTACCGGAACCGGCTTTGCCAACCAAGGTAACAATTGGCACATTTGGGTCCATCAATAAGTCGAAAGCAAAACTCTGTTCACGATTTCTTGATTCAACACCAAATACTGCTTTGCTTCTTCCTTTGAAATCTGGAACTTTCTTTAAAGGAAGCTCTTTACCAAGGAATCTAGCTAAAGCCGACTTATTTGCGTTCTTGTTTGATATAAGTGTAATAAACTGATTTGGAAATAGTTTATCTGCTTGTTTATCGTCCAGCGTCAAGCCTTCACCGCTGTATAATCTTTCAATAAATTCATCATCAACAACTAGTTCACAAACACCGCTGTAAAGTTCGCTTGAATCGGCGATGACTTGGCTAGCTTCGTATGATTCGCTCTGTAATCCAATAGCATCGCAGATAACACGCATGTTAACGTCGCGTGAGACAACGACAACTTTCTTGTCTAGATGCGTTTTAGCGACAGCATAAGCAGTTGCCATAATAACATGGTCTGGGACGGAGAGGTCTAGATCTTTTGGAAAGTGTGTAGAGTCAAGAGCGGCCGAGCGTAATATGCCCTTACCCTTTTGAATTCTTACGCCTTCTTGTAGTGAACCAGACTCTCTTAAAGTATCGAGAATCTTAATTGCGTTTCTGGCATTCTGTCCAACAGAATCTTGTCTGTTTTTGTGTTTGTCGACTTCTTCTAGTACTTTTAATGGAATGACAATATCATCCTTACCAAATCCAAAAAGCGAGTTAGCACTTGTTAAGAGAACACTTGTATCGAGAACATAAATTTTTTTCATATTATACCTTTGTATTTTAGATCACTAGTTACTTTTATGAGCATAAATCGTTTACTAAAACTAGCAATCCTTTCTTTGTCTGTTTTCTCACTAAACTGTGTTTCATACACTAATTGCGTTGGTTTAGATGATATTAAAGACTCGATCATAAATATCACGCACAAACATAATCAGACACTACTTCCTTACGATTCTTTTGTTAAGATCGTAAAACAAGTATATGATAAAGATGGAAATATTGTTGCTGAGTCTGTCGCTTCTGGAATAATAGTCGGCCAGACAAAAGATGAAACAAAAGTATTAACTGCCAAGCATGTTTGTAATGATAGTGGAGTTGATTCTATGTTCCCAGACGAAGCAAAACCAATCACAATCACCGGAGCAGCGATAGATGTAGAAAATACTCAACACGCAATTTCTACAATAGCGATGGACTCCACTTACGATATTTGTTTGATGCTAGTAACAAAAATAAAGCAACCGGCAGTACAGATCTCGCCGGTTGCTCCATTAAGAGGGGAAAAAGTTTTTAATATTGCTGCACCATTAGGTATCTCTGATGGCAAAGCAGTGTTATTATTTGAAGGCTATTATGCTGGTGAAACTTTTTCTAATGTTGTTCATTCACCCGCTTCATTATATTCAATACCAACACAACATGGTAGTTCTGGTTCTGGTATTTTAAATGAAAACGGTGAGTTAGTTGGTATCACGTTTGCTGGTATAAGTGATTTCCAAAACGTTTGTATGGCTGTTCCATACTATGCTTTGGTAGACTTCCTGTTGACAGTCAATGAACAGATACCAGATGAAGTAGAATAAGCCGCTATTTTTTACGGGACTTTCTTCCATTACCTTTATTTAGTGCTTTGTAAGTTGGCGTCAAAGAGTGGCAATTTGGACATAAAAGTCTAACGTTTTCAAAACTATTGTTGTTTGAATTTCCATCTTTATGATCTAATTCGATTGGACAGTTGCCGGTTACTGGATTTACCTTGTTCCAGCCGCATTCAACGCACTGTGCTCCATTCTTATAAATCAAAAGACTTCTTATTAGTTTATGACTAAAATTGGTTTCTTTATTTAAAACAAATTCTTTATAGTTCTGTTCTTTTATGAAGTTGTGATGACATTGTGAACTACAAAATCTCTGTTTTTTTCTTCTATTTTTTGTAGCAATGTGTGTTTCGCAAAACGCACAGATTGTATAAATTTTTCTTTTTTCGTTATTGAACTTTGCGGCGCAACTTTGATTACAAAACTTTTTATGTCTGTCTTCATATTCTAATTTATGAAGACAGAATATACACTCTTTTTTATTTAAATTGTAATTTTGGATTCTTTGTAGGAGTTTAAGAGTGTTTGTTTCTTTACTCTTTAAAGCTCCTAGTTTACCGGCCTCAGATCTGCTTAATGTCATATTCGATACCCCTGTATGTATATAGTCTATACCATACATTACTACCGAAAAATGGAGCCACCAACAGGGTATGATCCTGTAATTCCTGATTACAAAACAGGAGTTATATCCATTTTAACTATGGTGGCCAATAGCTTCTACTTATTTAGACCTAAATTAAGAATTTGTTTAGTCACTTCATAAAGAAAAATGTTTGCTGCCTGACTTGTATTCAAACAAAAACCAATTCCTGGCATATCAATAAAGACTTTTGAACTATTCTTCAAGATATCCGGGGGAATACCAACTTGTTCGTGACCAACAACAACACAAATCTTTTTATACTGTTCTAGATCAGACGAGAAATTATATCGATGAATTGATACAGCTTCTGAGTCCAACTCTGCGCTAACAATTTTAATAGAATTTTGTTTACAGTATTGGAGAAACTCATGTGGATTACTGAACTGATTAATCGGCACGTAATCTTGTAGTGTTCCTGAACGTGTTGCGAGTGTTTTACGCTTTGGTACTGAACCAATTACGTTTACAGCACTTGCTCCAAAACAAGCAGCACTACGAAGTACGAACGCTACATTCACTTCCTCTTTGAAATTTACGGTACATACTTCAATAGGTAGTTTGGAAGAAACAATTTTCTTTTTATTGTATCGTTCACGACGAGTTTCATTACGAAAATTCATATGTTCCTTAAATGGTGGACCGGGATAGATTTGAACTATCGACCTTCGCCTTATCAGAGCGACATTCTAACCAACTGAACTACCGGTCCAAAAAGAAACCCACGGTTAAGTGGGTTTCGAAGGATATTAAATTTTTCTAACAAATCAGTCTAAATCAGCGAACGCGATAGACAGTAACTTGGTGACGTGTATTACGGTTAAGTTCTGTACGACGTGTTGGACGTAGGAGTCCTTCTGTTACTAGGTCACGGAAGGCTTTGGTTACAAAACCACCACGCTCTGATCCTTCAAGGTGAAGGCGCATTACATTAACAACATCAGCGGCAGATACTGTTCCGTTTTCGAGAACACGTGAACGAATTTCTGACTTGAGGTAGGTTAGTGCGCGATTTGATGACATATTTATTTCCTTAATTAACGAAGACTTTTTTAGAGAAAGTTTAAACTCTGGTGGGGAAAGAGAGATTCGAACTCCCTAAGTCTATGACGCCTGATTTACAGTCAGGAACAACTCGCCGTCGTTGTCGTTTCCCCGTTTGGTGGGCACGGTGGGATTCGAACCCACACTGTATTGATTTTAAGTCAACTGTCTCCTACCGGTTGGACTACATGCCCTTATTGATTAACTTTTTTAATCTTTTAATATTTCCAGAACCTGCTAACCCTAATTCTTTTAATGCTTTATCACAATTTTGTGCTTCTTATATGATTCTAGCAGATCTTGATCGGAAATTTTAGTTCTGCCTGTATTTCTTTTTCCACAATACGTTTCTGTCTGCGAATGACAATTTGGACACAACCATCTTAAATTTTCTAACCTATGATCGTTTCTAACTCCGTTTATGTGGTCTAAATGAAATACTAATTCTTTATTATTCCAAGTTGGAAGCATACAACATATACTACATTTATATTCTAATAAGTTATTTTTTAATATTAAATTTCTAATATGACTACGAGGAGCTTCACTGTTTTCTACAAACATTTCTTCTATTTTTCTTTTCTTTGAAACTCTTTCATCAGTTAAAATTGTTTTTCCTTTTGACCATAACTGTCCAGTCCAGTGAGAAAAGTCGATATTTAAATGATTTAAATACTTTCTTAATCTTGTTGTGCTTCCAGATTTATCTGCTAAACCGAGCTTTCTGCAGGCTTCCGCAGCACTATGACTATTAGTTATGATTTCTAACAATTGTTCTTTTGAGA